AATACTAAGCCCCGTGCCAGGCTGTCCAAGGATCAAACAGTGTCCCTCAGTGTATTTCTATTGGGCCTAAGTGTTATTGGGCCTAACAATCCGATCCATATCGCTTCGCGGGAGTAATTAAAAGAAAATATAAATACGACACACAATATTAATCATGTATTATTCATTTAATAAATACAATAATTACAATACAATAATTAAATCATTATGTATACTAATTACACCTTAATCCTTAATGAATGTACAATAAACACCTTCAAATCACATTGACTATCTAATCCATTCTCATTGAGAATGGTTACAATAAACTTCCTATTATAATCTTCATCTTTCTTCAGATATTGAGATTCAATATCCAGATTGAACGTCTTCTCACCTTGATAATAACCATAATCATTATGGTACAAATACCCACCAATTGGAACATAACCAATTGGTCTACAGACACCATCATCTTCAACCATCGATATCTGCAGCTGACCACGAACATTTCTATTTCCACCATAGAAGCTTCCATTGAAGCTCACACCGCAACTAACAAGCAGAACCTTCCTTGAATCATTTAATTTATCCTTCGTACTATCACAGCACATAATCTCTTGCTGTGGATTACCAGCAAGAGAAACAAAATCACAGACATGAGTACATGTCTTCAGAGGACTCGCAAACCAATCTGCCATTTTTTTTCTTCGCTGAAATGCGAAGAAGAAAGGCGTATTTATAGGAAAAACATACGTTGCTTAATGGCGAAGATAGCATCTGCTTTTGAAAAGCAAAAGCAACATAGGACCCACTTGAACACCAAAGCGCGTTAAAAAAGCATAACGCGTATTAAAAAGCATCCACTAACTAACTACCAATAAAAACTCTCCACGTGTATAGAATATAATACATGAACGATCTTCCGTCAGATGTAATCACAGATCCTGATCGTTCATTTATTATTTGATCTAACGGTCATTATTTGACTCCTTTGATCCCTTGAACCTGGCACGGGGGT